TTTCTTCCAGAAACTGTTGCGGGGCCGTCAGACTGGTTATTACTTCTTTCGGAATCTCTTTCTCGGTTACGTGCGGTATTGGCCCTTGAGTCCGTTGCCTGACGTGGGCTCATCTCGAAAACTTCGTCTCCTCCTGGTCTTTGAGGAAGTCCAATGCGTTCTCTAGCCTCGTTTGGAGTCATCACTTGGTTCTTAACGTAACGCTCAACAATTTGTGATTCAGAGATTTCGTCTGTGAGGGTCAGCTCATTAAACTTAAACTCAACAATGTCTGTTCTTTCAGCAATGACCTTGTTGATCATCTTTTCTAAGTTCTTCTGTTCTGGCCTAGCCATCTGCTCTTTAAATGTTCGGTCTTGAGCAAGAGCGTCAGCAATGCTTGAGGTGTCGCCACCACCGACCTTGGAAAGTGGGACCTTGTGAGCAATAAGGATTTCTTGACGATTATGTAATCTATACTCCTTGAAGGATGCTTCCTGAATACCGTTTTCAATAGGCTTCATGTCCAGCTCAACCTTGTTGTCTGCCGAGTCTCCTGGAAGAGGAATATACAAAGTCCTGTGAGACTGACCCTTTAGGCTTGTTTGTAAGAATCTAAACATTTTGTCTTCTGAGGTAGGAGAAAGCTTTGCCCCTTTAAGGGTGATGATGTATCTAGGTACTGCCTTATTTGCAAAGTAGTCAATGTTAAACTGTGAAGCTAGCTGATCTCCATGCAGGGCGGAGATTGCCGACATAATGTCTGGTACACCGTAGAAGGTGTTTAGGGGAGAATATTTTTTGTAGTGCAAGATCTCGTTTGGGCGCTTGTCGGTAGTCATTGGGCTTTGGTTTTGAGCCCCAAAATTTCTAAAGTAAACTACCTTATTTCCAATAATCTGAACATACCCGTCACGAAGTCTTCGCACTCTCATCGTTGTTGAAGGAATGTGCCCTACATAACCAATCTTACCAGCTGTCGTTCTTCCGATTTCTAGATAGCCATTTCCAGTAGATTGTACGTCAGTGTAAAACTTTGACAATGTTTGGGAAAGAGACTCTTCGCTATTTAAAGTGTCTACCCAATCACGAAGCTCAAGCTTTGTTCTTTCTATCTTTCGATTGGCTTTTTTGGCTTTTTCTTTATCTGTATTTTCTTCAAGCCTTAAAGTTGTCTTCGAAGAAACATTAAAGTCATAACCAAGGCCAACGATGTTCTGCACCTTTGCGTCAATGGCCGAGTGATTAGCAAACGATGTATCGTAGTAGTTTGCTAGCTCGTAAAGGTTCCAGGGTGGAGTAATAACATCAAACATTCCGTATCCATTACGGAATACGTCTCCTGGATTAATTTCTTGAGACTCTGCCCCGCCGATTCCTGTTGCATTAGCGTTGGCGCTGTCTAGATAGGCATCCGTGGTGGGCATACTCAAAGTTTTGGCAATTCTTGATGTGCGGCGTTTAAAATTTTGGTCCAGGTCGCTATATGCTTTTAGATCTTCCCAGCTTTTGACAAAAGGGTCTGAGTCTTTAAACGGATCTTCGAACTCAGTGGGCGTATCAATCCTTGCATCGACATTATAGACCAAATCTTCGTTGGACATTTTAGTTCTCGTCTCCGTGAGTCATTAGAGTTTTCTTTGCCGCTATGACGGCACCCAGGTCATTCATACTGGGGATCAGGCCTTGCTGCATTCTGTCAAGCTGTTCGCTATGCTCTTCCTCTGAGATCTTTCTCATGTTCGGATAAAACTTAGCTTTTCCGTCTGCTTCTCCGTAATGTCTTGCTGCATTTACCAGCTTTTCAATTTGAACTGTGTCATTTTTCATAGACTCGATTGACAAGGCGTTACCACTTCCATCGGTAAAAGCCTTGCCACTAGCCTTATGCCACACGTAAGTTCCGTAATTCGAGAACTCTTCTTTGATAATTTGGACTTTTGTGTCTCCGACTTGACCAGGAAACCGAGGCTTTTTTTGTTTCATAACCACAATTATAACATATTAAGAATTACGCTGAGTCAAGTATTTGTCTTGTCCACTTAACGTCCTTGAACATGCTGTATTTATAGTTGTTAAACTTGAGTACCGTTTCGTCTTGCACCACCACTCTGTCTGTTCCAGTGAACTGCTTGTAGATTTTACTGGTATCAATTACAGAAGGCTTAGCCTCTGTAAGGAAAAGCACCTGTTGCCAAGTAGAGTCTTCCCAGTCTTCCCAGTTCAAGGGGTTGTCTGGCTCTGACCTAACAGCATACCACTTTCGATAAGAGAACCTTTGCTCTTCTTCCTTCTTCGTGATCTGGTAGTAAGAAATATTATTTACAAGTATTGGGCTTGTTACTCTTAGGGCGCCCGCAAAAAGAGAGAAGTCTAAGGGTGTCTGGAAGGAAAGGCCTAAGACCGTCCAGGTATTAGAGTTTATAGAAGCCCTATTTGTAGCTTTTCCGTCGACGGTATAAAGAATTGTGGGATCTACCTGACCAGTATTTCCGTCGATAGCAAAGATATATCCACGCAGAGCGGTTGACGCCTCTTTTACTAGATAAAACTTTACGGTCTTAGTCTTGTCTTCTATTTCAAAGATTTGTACGGGGCTTTCTGGGAAGAGCTTTTCATCATACCTAAAAGCCAACTGTACGGCACTCAGCTTGAAGAATGAGTTTAAAGATTTATTAATGGGAGAAGCAATTCCTAGGTTGTCAGACGTAGAAAAGTCTCCGCGCATTCTAATTCCACTACTGCCTGTCAGGTACAGGTGTGGAGTGCTGCCTTTGTATATGCTGTAGGGACTTACGTTCTTGTAGTCATAGTAGCTTCCTACTTTTCTATAAGGATGAATGTCTGCGCCAAACCTAGTTCCAATTTTGTTTGGAGAGAATCCTAAGGACTGTGATGCCAGCTGTAGAGAACTGATTCTGACGGGGTTAGAGATTATTCCCTGAATACCCATTTCGATGTGAATATTTATAGAAAGACTCTTAAAGTTTATTCCAGGGGGTGCGTAGATAATTGTATCGTTTAGCACCTCATACTTTGTATCTAGCCATTCGTCCCCCGCTGGAAGAACGACTCCTCCGTTAGGCAAAAATTTTGTATTTAGAAAGCTTGAGTATGTCTTGTTTGACCCCGCGGCTAAATACTGAAAGGTTACGTAGGTTTTTACCATTGACCCTGTGCTGTCGTAATTTCCCTCACTAAAGTTTGCAAACCTTGGGTAGTCCAAATTTAGTTGAAGGAAATCAAACTCAAGCTTTTTGACATTTGCGGCATTCGCTACATACTTACCAAAGTAACTTAGCGGCAGGTAGTCTTCCCAATATGAATCAATCCCAATGTCAAGAATGTACCTTCCTAACTCTATCTTTGGCAACAAAGTGTAGCTCGCCAGGTGCGACGGCGTGTCCACTTTTGGAAAGTCGTAGGGATCTCCACCATCTAAGTATTGATTCCAGAACTCTGTGTCTGGAGATCCACCGTTATAGAATATAAAGTCTTCGTAATTATCAAATACATTTTCAAAGTCCATAGGAACTCCTCGGCCAGAAAATGCTCCACCTATTTTCTTTAGGTTTCTTTCGGTAGAGAACCCAATCCTGTACATCTTGCCTTTAAAGGTATTAGTTAGAGAAGATCCTCCACCGACAAATACCCGAATATTTTGCTTGGCACCAAAGAAAGAGGAAAGCCTTCTTCCGTGTTGTTCCACAAACCTTGGTATATGAAGACCTACAAGAAATTGTTGATTTTCTAAAAGGTAACAATAGTACAGAAGCTCTTCTTCTGTTCCTCCAGATGGAAGGATAGACTTTAGAGTGTAGGTAACAATGTGATCAACCTCAGGAGTTGTTTGTTCTTCTATAGCGATAGTTAGGGTTGCTCCGCTTTTTTCGTTTACCAGCTCAAAAAGAATTTGCTTGTCTGGACCAACGCTATCAACTTCAAATATTCCATAAAAAGCTTTTGTCTCTTCGAGCAAGATATTTAGGCTTTCAAAAAGCATGTGTCCGTTGGTGTCGTCCCATCCAACATCAGGCTTTAGGCTTATGAAGTTGGTCCCCAATCCCTGGGCGTTTTCACTAGACGTATACCATTCGCTATTTGTTTTATTATCAAAGTTTATGGTTGGCAGAGTATAGGAAGGAAGAGACAGCTGTTGCTCATCAGGTACGAGGTTTTCTATTACTCCGTTTCTCCACCTACCAATTTGGGGGTAGGAGTAGTTCTTTGAATAATTGGCAAAGGGGTAGTCTATAAGGACTGAGCTAGCCTGAGCTGACCCCTGAATGTTGGTTGGATAGTCTACTCCCTGTCCATACACCCAGCGCCGTTTCGCCACGATGGCTGGAACCTCATAAGGATAAATCCCAACACAGTCTACCTGAACAAGAGGAACATCTATGTACGCATAGAAGCCGACCCAGTCCTGGTCGTTATCCGACTCGTCAATTTTTTCGGGAAAGTCAATAAGAGAATCATCAATGTCCAAAGACATGACCTCTTCCCCATTAAGAATAAGGCTTGCCGATCTTGATGTTAGTCTTATGTCAATGAGCATTGGACGATCCCATTCACCAATGTAGTGTGAGGCCATGCCTTCCCCTACCCGAAGTTTTAGGAAGGGACCATCTACATACAAACCATCTTCTGACGCAATAGGGCCAAATATCTTTCTAGAGACCTGAGCGTTGGACTGGATCTTTATCCAAAACTCAAAAGTGAAGCTTTTGTATTGTCCCGACTCATTCATGAAGCCAAAACCTGGAAGAATTAGAGACGGTCTGTCTTCATTGGGAAAAAGAACCGTACTGTTGAACGCTCCATGAACGAGGGGCAGGCCAGAGTTTTTGGCAAAAAGCTGATTGTTGCGAGAAAGGTAGTACCCATTAGAGCCGTCTAGTCCATACGGTAGGGCTGGGACAGCGTATGAATCAATGTTTATATTTGAGGGAAGTTCTTCTGGAAAAACTCCCAAAGACTCTAGATGAAACTCCTCGGACCATTGACCAATGTTTATTCCATTAACGGCAAACTCATATTCGCTGACGTATGGCGATGATGGATTTAGCGTGTAGGATACTTCAATAATAAACTTTAGATCTTGGAATTCTGCGGGTAGGGGAAAAGTCTTAGAAACAAAGGCCCACTGTCTTTCAGCTGGAACAATGCTGTTACGAATAACCTCTGAAACAGCTAACGTATCAGGATCCGTATATTCGTACCCCAGTCTAACGTTGGC